TAGTTATAAAACTTAGCTCTCTCTTGAAAAGAATAATTTAAAGGGGTTTCTATAGCATTCGCCGCTTCGGCAAAATTTATAACACCGTCTGTTACGCCCTTTACTAATCCTAATAATGGGTTTGTTGGATCACCTGAGAAGTTATTCTGAGTTGAGCCTTGATAATTTTCAAAATATGGCAGAATGAACTCCCATCCTGTATCTTTTGTTATATATAGATTTCTATAGGGCTCTAGCCAGGGCGATTGGTCATACACACTGTTTTCATCAGTCACATCACTAGAAATTTTACGCTTTAAGCCATCCAGGCTGGCTGAAAATCCTGGTATACGTTCCCCAGCTTCATTGAGTACGGGTTGAGCGGTATTAGTGCCCGTTTGGCCCGCTGCTCCTAGTGCACCCCCTACCATTCTTGTAACTTCATTAGCTGTCTGCTCGTTTAAATATGTTCTCAAGCTATTTTGCATAGAGTCAACAGAAGCTCCAAAAGAATATATGAGCTGCGAAATGAGAGCGTTAACTTTTAGTTTCTTCTCTTTTAAGTAAATAGTGGGTACTTCTTTTCTGGCAACGTCACCGGGTTTTGAGTATGTCCAGTAATAATTCTTTGCTACGTCAACAGTAGTTCCCTTTTCACTATTTCCAGGTGCTACAAGATAAGGAGGGTTGCCTGATTTAAAGGGGCCCTGATTTAGAGTACTATCAGCTTCCGTTTTTTCTTTGTAAGCAAAATTCCAGAGTAAGCCAGCCATAAAGTTATTTTTATACTAATGTCCGGGCTATACCCGATCTATAGCTAGCAGTTGATGGTAACTGAGTAGCCGACACTGTACGTCCTCCTTTATTTGCCATAATGATATTATTTGAAGAAAAATCTTTATTTCTTATGTCTTTTAAGAATGGGGTATGAGATGTAACAGCGTTTAGCTGTTTATTTTGTACTAACAGACTTTCTTTATAGAAATTTTCAAGACTAGAGAATTTCTTGTTTAATGATTTAATTTCTTTTATTAACTCTTCGTTTGTTTTATTGGTCTTATTAGCGAAGTTTGCCATTAAGTTATCTACAGGGCCGCCCTTTTTAACAGCAAAAAATTCATCACTCTTATTAAATTTATAAGCATTTCTTCCAGAGAATAATGTCTTCTCATTAGAGCTTATAAGATCATCTGCTTTATTAACCTTTATATTTGTCTTCTCTATGGGTGTTTGTTTTTCTAAATTATTAGCAGTATCGGATAGTCGCTTATTGATCGAATCAAAGCTAAGGTAGTTTTGAAATTGTCTTTTCCAAAAATCCTTAGTTAATACACTCGATAAAAAGTCTTTAAGCTTAAGCCCCATACCGGCTATACCTTCACCTATCATATTACCGAGATTTTGCAATTCCTTCCCGAGAGAGAAGTTTGTAAAGAAATCTTCTAGTTCTTCACTCCAGTGTTTAAAGAATAATAGTATAGGGCCTTCTTTTTTATCACCAAACATCTTGTCCCATGCACTACCTATCCAGAATGGTAGGTCAGCAGCAAAAAACTTCAAAGTCATACCGAAAGCTTTATATAGAATTTCAGGTACTGCAGCAAAGGCGAGACCAAGCTTATTTAGAGTATCAGGTGCTTCATAGATATTTCTGATTATTGGTTCAAGTTGCTTGAGGGTTAAGAAAGCAAGAGGAAACAATACCCCGCTACTGAACCACCCTATGGCGTTTAAAGCAATCGTCGTAGCTGCAGCTGTCAGTGTTGCATTATCTACTTTTTCACCCTTAATCTTCTTTTCGACTAATTGCATAAGGGTATCTACAGATGAAATTAAGGTCCCTATGTAAGGCATCTTTTTCATTATAAAGCCGATGCCGGGTATTTTCTCTAAAGCTTTAACAGCACCCTCTAGCTTGGAACCTACAAAGGAAAGCGCCTCTCCAGCAGACTTAAACAACTCACTAAATGTTTTTCCGAAACCTTCAAGAGCAATTTGAAATAAAGATTTGGGCTTATCTATAAGTTTTATTTCTTCTTCAAGAGCTAATATCATTTCGTTAAACTTAAATCCTTCTTTTTTAAATTCTAGAAGTTTTTCCAGGGTGCTGATTTGCTCTTGTTGGGCTTTAGATATTTCTGCACCATAATCTAAGCCTGTTTTAAATTTTGTTTTCTTAATATACTCAGTCAACTGACCGACATTCATATCACGCAGGTATTTTGGTAATTCTTTTATTCTCTGGGTAAAGGTTTTCATTTCTTTCAGGGTATTGAGAAAATTTTCTGTTTGCCATAATTTAGGGGTCTTTAGATCCCGCATAAATTTGCCAAATTTTGATTCGCTAATTGTTTTTGCAATATCGCTAAAGACTTGACCTAATTTTGATTCTTTGAATGATTTCCACAAACTATCTCGTATATCTTTAAAGATATTCCTAATATTTTTCAGAGCATCTATAGAGTGAAGGTTTGCCCATAAAGCTTTTAATTTCTCCATAATGAAACCTATAACACCACCGAGTAATCCCAATATTAAAGCTGCTATAGCACCCCAGATACCTGTTTTCTTATCTTCCAACTGCTTCTTATCAATATTAAATGTAAATAAGTTTTTTAGAACCTTTTTAAGACTCTTTTGACCATCTAAACTTATACTATCTATGGTAATTGGTACTGCCTGAAAAGCTTTCCTTTTCTGCTTGTAACGCTTCAAAGCTACATCATCTTTTTTATCACTCGCAAAAAGTTTATCTCTAAGCCGCTCCATTTCTTGCTCTTTCATAGCAGGAGGCAGTTTCTTATTGTCATCATGCCCGTTTAGCATTTCGAGCATAGCATCTACCTTGTTATTAATGACTCCTATATTGTCGTTAAGGACATTTAAATTATTATCTAAAGACATGTCGTCCATAGCTAATAATATTTAACGGAAAGATGTAGGTTTATACCGTAAAAAACGTAGCGTCTATATTAAGATCAATAGCTTTGCCATCTTTTATAAAATATTTTGATTCAAACTGTTTAACCTCATTTATATATGAAATAATCGCTGTATTAGTGGTTAAAGGTAGTTTTTCTACTATTTGCTTTTTTTGTGTAATGTTTATGTCGTTAAAATCAATATCTACCGGTGTTTCACCGTTCTTAAACATGACCTTGTCTATATATTTTACTAGTTCGTGTATATACAACTCGCCAATGACTTCTTTTGTTATTTCATCCTTATCCTCGGTGTTTTGAGTTACCTTTTTTGATTCGTTATTGATAAGTATCTCTTTTTTAAAGTTAGGAATTGCTAGATGTACAGCTAACGGACCATCTTCTATAATCTTTGTTCTCAAGACCTGGGGGACAGGTATATTGACCTGATTAATAAAGGATATATCAATTGTTTCATCCTTAACCTTAAGAATTGGTGATAGAGATAGTGATCTGAGAGCAGCTATAATATAAAATCTGTCAACTAGTAGAAAATTAATGTTTTGCTCAACAGAACTTTCAGTAATTATATCACAAAGTAGGTTTGCAAAAGTAATACCCGCAGCATTCCTATCTAAGACACTTTTAACAACATCTTTCTGTTGTTTTGTGGTAAGTCCTTTAAACTTTAGTTGGCGATTTAAAGACGGTACAAATATTGAGTACTCTTTACTAAGGGTAGCAAGAAAATCTAACGTCTGATTAAAGTTTTCCATAAAATTACTTAACTAGCGGTGCTGCTTTTTCAATGGGTATGCTTTTTGATGTAGTATTGTCTTTATTATTCTTGTCATATTCTTGTTCTAACAGATTTTGTAATACTAGATTCTCTGCTAATGTATTTTTATCAATATAATCGGGGCTGTACTGTGCCTTACTTACTAATACATATTGCAATTCATATAAACTACTTAAATTAGAACTAAATAGCGCCCTTAACAGCTCTAGCATTGATAGGTCAAACGGTTTTATTGCAATTGGTTGTACTAATTTAAAGTCTAGAACAAGGTTTTCAAAGTCTTTAGATATTTTAAGTAGGTAGTCTTTGAGGTGTTGAGTTAAGCTTATAGGTAAAGTTTTGTAAAGTTCATTTTTCTCTTCTACTGTAAGATCGTTTACAATAATTTTTGTATGACCATGATTGATAGCATGTAGTAATCCAAAATAGGCATCGAACATGTCGTTAAAAATAAATTTATAGGGCAGTCCTAATATAAATTCTATATTATCTATGTTAACTACCTCGGTAAATGTAGTTTTCATGTCTAAGCAGTTATTAAGAAACGGGAGAAGAGGGTACTTAAAGTTTGAATTGTCTTTTTTATATTCAATATTGGGTGAGACAGAGAGACATCTAAGCATAAACAGCGCGCAAAACTTATCATAGCCTGTTAATTTGCTAACAATATCTTTTTCTAGTATATTTTCTTTTAAAATTTCATCAAAATAACTAACAATATGCTCATCCTTATTATTAGTAATAAACTTATTGAGTATCTTGTACTGTAAGAAGCTAAGCTCCTTTATTCTAAGGTCTAAGTTGAGGGTAGGTGCGTATATATTAGCAAAGAAACTCATTACAGTAACTTATTACTAGTTTAAATAAATCCTATAGGATTAATACTACCGATACCATTTTGAAAGGTTGTAACTCTCGGTATAGCTCCTTGCTGTATACGGTTAATGATATCTGAAAGAGCAAGGTAATTGTTGTTTTCAACAGTATAGTTTGTGTATGTCCAGCGAGTCGCATATGTATCTAACCTTTCACTTTCATATTCGAGTGTTTCTTCCTGTACATTATAGGGTACACAGTTATAGAAAGTCCATATCTTGCGGGGTACCATAGAGATGGCTCTTAATGTTCTGGTGTATTGAAATATTTGAATGTTACATTTTATATTTTTATCATCTCTTTTTTCGCCTGTATCTCCAGGGCGAGCTACCATCCCATAATGGGATGCAAGAATAGTCCAAGGTCTAATAACGAAATCAATAAATGAGGTGTTGGTCTCTCTAAAATCAATAACTAATGACGGTGGTTCTGTGCTTCTTCTTCCACCGAGTATACCAGGTAAGTAACCTCTATTGTTTGATATTACGGAAGATTCAGGATCGAAGCTTTCAGTTGGTATAGTTACTGAGCTTGCAAATAAACAACCAATAACCTTTTGATAAAAAAGACTAGTTAGGAGTGTGGTAGCTGGATTAATGTCAAACCCCCGTTTACCACCATCAATTCGTTCTAATCCTTGAATAATGCTTGTACGTAAAGCCTTTGGATAGTTATCAACTACAATAACCCACTGGGTAGATGTCGGAATAGCGGTAAACCACGATTCCATTTGCACGAGAAAGTAATCTCGTACACTTATTATTGGTACAGCAGGTAGATTAAAGCCGAATAGATTACCAAACTGCGGAGCAAACGTGAATTGATTAAAGTTTTGACCAATACCTGCTAGAAAAGAACTATTGGGATCACTTATCACCTAATTATTTATCAGGTAAATTTAGTTTAACCTTGAGGTTTATTGAAGTTTATAGTAATGAAACGCAAGGGTGGCAGTAAACTCTATTGTATCACCTGTTCCAGTGGCAATATTATAGGTTAAAGCCCCTACTTGTCTAGGAGAAACACCTACTAATTGATACTGCTGGACTCTATTTAATTGGTTATCGAGCTGTACTAGGTCAATAACTGATGTTTGATTGGGGGTAAAGTAGTTACCAGTACTTGTCGCATCATCAAAGGTATCACGCGTCCATTGTTCAAACTTTTGACGGATCTGTGAGTTTGAATCAGCATAAAACGTTACATCCCATGCTTCACTTCCAGGGTAAGTAGCGGTACCAGGAATATTAAAATTAAGTCCCATGTATGGAACCGCAACGTTTGTTATAGCACGGGCTGGTAGTGTTGTTGATTTGATATAAACTAGATCGTTATTATCAAAACTAACACCACTTGCTCCACCGGCATTAATGTTTAATACGCGAAAGTTAAAATCACGCGCAAATTCTCTTGAGGTTGCTACTCTGTAGAAGTCAGTAATAAGTTGATTTACATCGGCCATAGAATTATTTATCCTTTAGGTTACAATCTCCTGGAAGTTTGTACCGGTACGTGTCGCATAGAAGTTACAAAGGATAAATTCTGCTGTACGAACCGGTTTAACATAGATATCTACAATTAAAGTACCGTCATCAACAATGTCAGGTGTATTATTACGTTCATCGCAAATAATGAGATAATCGTATATACCTTGCGTGTTTTTCGCGTTATCAAATATAGGAGTAATTGTATTTATTACATTTGTACGTGTGAATAATGTGTTTGGTTCAAACACGAAGAATTTAACAGTATCGCGTGTTCTATTTTCCAAGCTTAAGAACAATCTGCGTACATTAATACGATCGAATACGCTAGGTTTCTGCTGTAAGGTCTTTTGTCCAAAGATTACAAAGCCTTCTGCAGGGAAGAACGCAACTGGATTAATACCAATCTTATAAAGCTGGTCTCTCTGCTTTTGCTTTGGATAAAACGCCAGGTCATTCAATCCTGTTACTATACCGCGTGTAAAGCCGGCTGGTGCATACCATGGTTGATATGTTGAGTCTGTATTTGCGAAGTTTGCAGCTGCAAACCCTGAGAATGGGACCCATATTTGCTGGTTTGTAACAACATCAACGGTGCGACCACAGTTAGCAAATGTACAAACGAAGCTTGAATCAATAGCGCTAAACTGGTTACGTAAGGGCCAGTACAGATTTGTTGAAAAGGCCTTAGTGGGGTCATCTAAAGTTTTAACATTCTGCCCTTGTACGAAGATGTTTGTAATAGCATCAGCAATAAAAATATGATCTTTGCGCTTGTTACCTGCAAAATTAATAAATTCATTAGCTACTGCCAAGTAGTTTTGTACGACTACTGGTAATGTCTGTAGATCTGATGCGCTTAATGCATTGATGGCACCGTAGACTACAGAATCATCAAAGTATGTGTCGGTTAAAGGATTAAAGGAGTTTAAATATACAGTACCTAACCCGGCTTCTACTGAAATATTGATTGGATAAACATCAGAATTATCGAGCTTATCAAAGGCCGCTGCTAATTTAGCAGGTACATTACCGATTACCTTGGTAGTAAGATCGGTACTTTCGAAATCACCTAAAGCAAACAACGAGTTTGTTGCACCATAAGTCTCAATAAACCCTTGAACCGTGGCTGACG